GTGTATATGTGTGTGGGCACCCCAATGCCCTTCCCAAACTTCAAGATCCCTAATATCCCAATCTGTTCCCCTATGAAAAAAATTTTCATATTTATCTTTAAAGTTTTGATGGCACACGCTTTCTTTTTCTGGAGAAATGCCGTCTGGCGGTATTGTCTGGTCCCAGTCTTCTGATAATTCAAAAAAATTTTTAAATTTATCATACATTTGTTGATTGTTATCTTCATATACGTCTAGCCATGTTGTCCATAGTAATTTTATATTATTTGAATGACAATATGTTTCTAACATTGAAATAAACATTAAGTTAATCCAAACTCTATGTTCATTTGGAAAAACTTCTTCTACTTTGGCTGGAAGCTTTATGTACCTGCTATTTTTAGAAAGATGTATTGCTCTATAAGGTCCTTTGTCGGATCCATATGTTTTTTCTAATATTTTGTTATGAGGTGCTGAGGTTAATATTTCAGAATCTATAAATACATGAGTTCTGGCAAACGATGGTAATGCACATAGGATATATTTTGGATTACCATATTTTTCAAAATAGTTAAAAATGTTATAAACTATTTGCATAACGGATCCTCCACGATAAGACACATTATTATATTTAAGGCCTAGATTTTTAGCTACCATCTCCCCCCATATTGCCCCATCTTTAACCCCTAAACCATAGGTTTGCGAACACCCAGCAAATAAAATATCTACATTTTTAATAAAATCTGGGCCCCTGTGTCCATCTGTATTTATTCTTTTTTCTATATTATCGCTTAAATCAAAATACATTCTGTCTTCGTTTAAACGCAATGTATTTTGCAGTAGCATTGGCTGTTCTGGCTCTATGTTATTAATACAAGACCACATTAGATTTACAGTTTCTTTATTTTGTAATTTACTAAAAACATCATTATTATTTTCTTGCCAGGAAGATGCTCTTTTATTTTTCATCTTTTTTGTTTTCTATAAAATGCAATTCTACTATTTGTTGCACATACTCTGAAAAATGCTTTCTTATGTTTCCAGGTGGCCTAGATCCAATAGCATTCCATATTCTTTGATATTCAACAATGTTTGAAAATGTAGTTGGGCATACAACCATTCCATTGTATTCTTTTAATACTGTTGGAAGTGGAACATGCTTGCCACAGCATTTGCATTCTTTTGCTTTTTCTTGATATTCACTCATAATGTTGTCATCCTTTCTAAAGACTCTGACAAACTAGTTGGCATACGGGGAGCCCGTATCATGTTGGTAGCCGTAACATCTGGGTTATCTTTTGAGAAGTCGTTATCAAAACTCATAGATTCATATGTATGTATTTTGATTTCTTCATTTGTGTCGTATTTTGTCCTAGATATTGCATTGTAAACAGAGCCACAAACTGCGTCGGCTAAGTCTTTTGAACCTTTCCTAGGGTGATCAACTCTGTCTTTCATAATTTTTAATTGCAATAGTTCATCTATAAGTAATGGTATGTGTGGGCCTTTAAGTCTTTCTTCTAAAACTATCATTGCCATGTCATCATAATGTTTTTTAGCAACAGACAAAATTTCCGTATTAACTCCGTACTGTTTTAATTGTTGCATCATGTCGTGAGAGTTCCATCTATCAAAAGTACAAAGTCTTATTTTAAATCCTTTTGTCTGTAAAGATAATATGTAGTCTCTTACTTCTGCAAAGTCCACAGATTTGTCTGGTGTGGGAGTCCAAAACCTGACAGCATCTACTTCTACTATTGGAGCTGGTTGGGAGTATGTGTCTGTGACTTTTACATTAACCCATTTTTGAACATGCGCTAACGAAACTGCACAGTGGTCATGTTTTTGTGCAAGGTCTACGTGTATAAAGTATTCTTTATCTGGATCTGGGGCAAACCAATTTTCAAATCTTCCAAATTGATCTATGGCAATTGCTGTGTTATTAAATGCAGTTTCTATTTTTTCTCTTGATTTAAAAAACGCATCTACTGCGTCTGACGGCATGCAGGCAAAACGTCCTAGTGCATCCATTGAGTTTTTATAAAATGCTACTTTAAAGTCATCAATGCTTCTAGTTGGATTAATTTCCCAAGTTGGTCTTTTTAATGCGTATACTTTTGGAATAGAATAAGAAAGTATATGGTCTTCTTCCCATTCAACTACAAATTCATTACCTTCAATTCCGTCTGGTAAATCTAGGTCCATTTTAAAATTATGACTTCTTACTACAGTTTCTTTTTCAGCAATAACAGATTCATAAAATTTTTGTATTGGGTCATTTTTAAACCTTGGGAAAGAAAGCAATATTACTTTGCCAAAGTCTGGGAAACGTGAATCTACCGATGCCCTATACATATCATATATTGCATCTGCGGTTTTTGCTTGATCGTGTCCAGTTGTATTTTCTGTAGCAAATCCTGAAATCTCATCAAGGATAACAACAATAACGTTATAACCTTCCCAAGCCTCACGCTCAGAGTGACCAGAATGAACTGTAATAGATTTATCAAACTTCATTTCAGAAGCTTTATCTGTGTACTTTCCAGTAAACCACGGAGACTTTTCAATTCGTGTTTTAAACCCTTTAAAAAAAACATTGTTTGCTTGCTGTGCGTTAATAGCAATATTTAAAATATCAATTGCATCTCCTGGTGGCTTTCCGTAATATGCCGCTGGGTCTTTTAAGCATAATAATAAATAAACTATATAGGCTGTTGCAATTGTTGAGCAGTAGTCTTTACCAGAACCCTTACCAAGTTGAGCAATTACTTCGTTAGCCGTTTGCTTAAATATTCTAGAACCTTCTTCTTCTCCAAAAAGTTTCATTAGTGTTGCTTCTTTATATATTTGCGAACTTTTTTCAATTAGAGTATATTGATATTCGGAAAGTGGTGGAAGTCCAAGATACTCTGGGTTGGTTACAAATGCTCTTAGATCTACTGGTCTTTCTTCAAACTCTTCTCCATCGAGTATGTCAATAAGGTCATTAAAATTAAGATCCACTTACTTCCTCAATAATTTCTATTGGTTCAACAATCCCAGTAATTTGAGATAGTCTACGTGCAACATCCATTTTGCATTTTGGACAACTGGCTGTTACCTCTTTTAATATTTTAATTAAAATGTCTTGCTTATGTTCTGTCTCTGCAATTTGAGATGCTATCTCAGCATTATCTAGTAAGCCTACCTCTTTTAACATTGTAATTCTTTTAGTCTCAATGTCTGAAATTAACTTAAGTGCGTTAGCCTTAACATTTAATTGTCCTGCCTGATCTGCATCCTCTACTGTTTTCCATGCTTCTTTAATAAGCATAGAGTAGTGTTGGTCAGCCCCAGAGATTGCTTCCTTAGCACGTTCTTTTGAACTTGTATCGTTATAGACAACAGTTTTCCACTCATCTATAAGCTCTACTACGTCAGACCTTTTAAATCCAGTTAGGGTGGCTATTTGTGTAGGATTGTTACCCTTTAATAGTTCGGCAACAACTTTATTCATTCGATCAAAATGATCAGATAATTCAATTTCCATATATAGCTATTATAATTCTAGTTGACTGAAAAGTCAATTAGATTTTGCTATTTTAGATAATAATAGGTATACAATTAGGTCGTCTATGTCATTATCTCCTGCAAAACCCTGGTTATTTTTTACCCTATTTAGCTTATCGTCAATTCTTACCTTTAATTGCTCTGTAGAATCAGCCGTTGAAAATATTCTAATTGGATCTAAAGCTGAGTTGCCATATGATATATTCTTTTCAATTAACATCTGTGCAATTTCTAAGCAAGAATTTAATATCTTGTGCCCTGCTGGTGCACTAATTGCATGAAGGTATAAGTCTTGGTATGAGAATTCTTTTACATCTGCAAACACTGGCTTTAATGTCATTCCATCTCCTTATATAATTGTTTAAGTCCTCTTAATGTTCCAATATCCATATACTGTCCACCTGGTCTTTCCGCCCTAATATTAAATCCTTGAGATATCCAATCTTTTAATTGTTTCCCTGGATGGTCTAGCTTAGGATCTATGAATCTTATCATATTATTCTGAAATAGCATAGTGCCCCACATGTCTAAATAATTACAATTATCTACTTTATCTTCTGAATCAACAACTTTATTATTAGAAACCAGTACTTGCCCAACACGACCTTTTAAACCCTCTACACATTCCCAGATTCCCAAAACAAGATCTGCAGTGTTTTCTTTAAATAATCCTTTATATATATTACCTGGAGCATTTAAAATAAACGTATCTGGCATACCCACAAGAACTGTGTCGTTGTAATTTCCGACCATATACTTGACTGCGTCTGACATTGTTGAAGGCTCACGAACCATTATTTTAACATTCATGTCCATATTTTGAATAATAGGAACCCATTCTGATCGTGTAGAAATTCTAACCTCATCGCATAACTCTAGCATTTGTTCTACATGCCATTGAAGTAATGATCTTTCATCTGATATGGGCAAACAGAATTTAGGTATTCCTCCAATTCTAGATGCTTTCCCTGAAGCTGGTAGCACCCCTATCGTAGCCATTCGTGATCCCTTCTTTTAGATAGAGACCAAGGTTTAGAAATCTCAAAATTATGTTCTTGCTTGTATTTATAATAC